TAAAACTCTAACTCTATAAAAACAACATGAGCCGATACTGATACAGTATTAGAACCTGATGACGGAACACCCAAAGGGTTCAGCACCATTAGTTCTACAGAACAAAAATCGGCCCCAATGTTTGAAGGAACTATTGTCGTATCAGTGAAATCTATAGGAGCTAACTTACTATTTACATAGAAAGGAATCTCCAAAGCTACACTAGTAGATTCATTGGCGTGCAAGAAAACATGAGGAGAAGAAAGGTAGGAATTTATGCGGTTAATGTCACCTCCAAAATTATTTAGGGGTTGAGCTGAAGCAAGAAGTATACCTTGGTGCATAGGCGTTCCAGAAACTTGGAAAACCATAGATATTTTAGCACGATAGTAAACAGAAGCAGTAAACGGAATCTCCGCCAAAGCGTTAGATAACACATCACCGGGAAGTTGATAAGATAGAAGAAGAGTATGCCTTGCGGCAGTATTCGGCCAATCAACAGTATCCAACAAAAAAGGTTTATTTAAAATAACAGAGTAATCCATTTCCAACACTGGAGGAACACAATCCAATTTAGAAGTCTTATCATAACGAATAGGCAACTCTAAGGTATTGCGAGCTCGAGCATCGGAAAAGTATTTTGAAAAAGTAGAAGAAATTGTAGAAGAAGCAGTTATTATTTACATAGCCAAATGAAATAACTAAAATTTGGCTTACGTGATATTGATTTAAAACGAAAGAAAATTAAAAGGTAGCGTCAATATTAACAATTATCAAAACAAAAATGACTTATAACTCCAAAAATTTAATTTTCCAATATATACAAAATATAAAATTTAAAATAAAACACAAAATTAAAATAAAACTATGTAAAATAAAATTAAAACAAAGACTCACACATACGTATTAGAGACTCTTGATCTGTATATAAGAATCGTAAATAAGAAACAGGTAATTTCATGTACGGGTAGTTATACTTGTCTAGTCTAGCATAGAGATCCTCTAAGTGTTTGTCGTAGTCAGGATGAAGAAATAATTCTCTCTGAATATTATTTATTTTATCATCCAAAACTTGCGACATATCCTTATCACTCATGACAAAAGACAATCCAGAATATAACGTTCGTAATTCAAGGGGACACATATATCGACCCAGATCTTGATGATAAACAAATTTCCTTTTCAAGAAATCTATATCTTGCAAGCTCTGAAAGTCAAAATTTATCTCTCCTTTTGTGGAAGTAGTCAAACCCAGGCCTATAGAAGTGAAAAAGTCACGCATTGTTCGCGCTGTCAAGATGTCAAAATTATTTTTAACACCTACTACCTTATCATCTCCATAAACCAAATCTAACACGTCCTCGAAATACTGTTTCACACTTACGACCCTACCATACTTACTCATTTGTCTATAATACCACATAGCGGTATAAAATCTATTAACTAAACTATTAAAAATGGCAGTTAAAAAATGACCAGAGGGAAGAGAATGAGTTGTTAAGTAAAAATCATCTTGAACGATAACCAAACTATGTATTATTGTTTCCAGTAAAAGCTCTAAGGCTTTTGTTTCCGGTACTGTACCTTGAAACTTCTTAACGATCTCTTGGACGACGGCACGCTGCACTTGAACTAGCATGCCTCCGTCCCACTGTTTAACATCAGCCGCGAACAAATGGTAATTAGACAATTTCTTTGCTAAATTGTCCCATTCTATAAAAGGATTAACTCCCACCATTATACCATTAAATTCACGAAAAGACATCAACTTTTGTACGAGGTCGCCCAGATATTTCTTAGAAAGCACTTGCTGATGAACAGTGCCTACCCGGAAACTTCGAGGTAATCCCTCTTTTTCCACTCCTCTTAATTCATCTTTCAACGATTCCACCCAAACAAAATTCTTCCAAGGAAGAAGTTGCTGCTTTAACTGGGTTTCTATATCATTCAGTTCAATCTTAAAAAAATCTTTAAATTCTCTACGATCAAAATCGATATAATCTGCCTTATCGGGAAGACAGCCAAAACCGTTTGAAGATTTCTTATTTAGAGCGGCCAAAGAAGCATTACCAACAATAACTTCACTATCTGTTATCTTTGTGAATCTGGTAATATAGCTCGCATTGTGTCAATTGCAAATTGCATCTCTTTCTCATCTACACAGACTAGAGGAGAGAAAGATTTCTTAGCAACATCTTTCACAGTGCATCTGCCATATTTACTTAACTGAGCAGGAAAACGAGATACCGGATATATCCCGTAGAGAGGCGTAGTAACTAGTTTTGAACAAGATGGAACACTAGCTTGAATTTT